GTACCTATGCGTGTAAGTATTGGCAATATTGATCGTGGACCAAAAGAAGACGGTATTGAAGTTCGTGGTTCTGGCGCCGCAACTAAAGGTCGTATGGCTAGAGGCCCAATGGCATAATGAATTACGTACAGCTTCAGCAACTCATACAAGACTACGCCGAGAATACAGAGGCGTTATTTGTTAAGGACATTCCTCAGTTTGTCCAACAGGCTGAAACTCGTATATACAATTCAGTAAACGTACCATCACTGCGTAAGAACGTAATTGGTACTATGACATTAGGTAACCAGTATGTAGCGTTACCTTTGGACTGGCTGGCAAATTATTCAGTAGCAACTATAGATCCAACTACGGGGATGTATAACTACCTGATTAACAAAGATGTTAATTTCATGCGTCAAGCCTACCCGTATGCCACCAATAATGGAACAGCGTACCAAGGAACCCCAACCGGAACGCCTAAGTACTATGCTTTATTTGGGTCTCAATATTCAAACGTTAATGAAATGACGATTATGGTTGCGCCCGCTCCTGACCAAGCTTACCCTATTGAGATGCATTATTACTACTATCCACCTACTATTGTGCAGGGTATTATTACTGGATTTAGCTCAATTACAAATTCTGGCTCGCTATATACGCCGGGTGTATACCCAGAAGTGCTTTTAACTGGTGGAAATGGCTCAAATGCAACAGCTACTATTACGGTTGGTTCTTCTGGTTCTGTGACTAATATTACTCTTGATGATGGTGGTGTTTTTTATGTGGCAGGAGATACTCTTAGCTTTAATGCTTCTTCTATTGGTTCAGGTACTGGTTCGGGATTTACTGTAAACGTTTACACCGTTTCTAACGCAACTGGCACTAGCTGGCTTGGCGATAACTATGATCCAGTCCTGTTCTATGGTGCTATGCGGGAAGCCCAGCTATTTATGAAGGGTGAGGCCGATATTGTGGCTAATTATGAGGCTAAATATCAAGAAGCATTGTTAGAGTTTAGACGCTTTTGTGATGGTCTTGATCGTGGTGACGCCTACAGAGATGGGCAGACCAAGCTTAATATTAATCTTAAAGGTAATGTGGTCTCATGATTACCCAAACATCCTGCACAATTTTTCAGCAGAATTTGCTGAATGGTAACGAGAACTTTACCACCGGAACCTATAAGATTGCCCTCTACAATGCGCTGGCTAATCTAGGTCAGCAGACTACGGCTTATACATCCGTTAATGAGGTTGTAGGCACAGGCTATACGGCTGGCGGTAAGGTTTTGACTATCTCTACCCCACCTACCCAAAACACCCAATATAACGTCACCTACGTGTCATTTGCTAACGCTGTTTGGAATCCAGCATCCTTTACCGCTAGGGGGGCGTTAGTATACAATGCAACTACAGGCGCAGCGTGTTTTGTACTAAATTTTGGGTCAGACAAGACTTGTACATCTAGCTTTACCGTGCAATTTCCAACGGCGAGTTATTCGTCCGCAATTTTAACCATTGGTACTACCACAAGTAGTATTAACTATAGTAGTTCAGATTAGGAGTAATTATGCATAAAGAATTTACAGGATCTGGCGATTACGCTGTAGCTACACTACAAGCTAATACTGCCAATTTAGAAAACGTAGCGACTGATGGTTACTACCATGTCATTTGTCACGATAAAGACGGTAATGTTAAGTGGGAAGACAGTATTGAGAACCAAGTTGTTCAACAAGGCAAGATCCTTGCAATGAACAATACATTTTATAGCGCTACCGCTATTGTTGGTCCATACTTAGGATTAATCGGAACTTACACCGGTTTTAACCCAACAGACACTTGGGCATCACACTCTGACTGGACTGAGTTTACTGCTTACACCGTATCAGGTACAGCCCAACGTGGCACCGCCGTATTTACAACTGCAACTGGCAATAACGCAACTGCTGCCGGTACAAATATCGTTTCTAGTGCTGCTACTGCCGTAACTTATACGATTGCGGGTGCTGGTGGTACGGTAGCGGGATGCTTTTTATTGACAGGTACAGGTGCTACTGCAGCATTTAGTAATACGACAAGCGGAACGTTATGGAGCGCTGGTGCGTTTTCTGTATCTAAGACTACCACCGCTGGAGATACCGTCACGGTTACGTACACGACCACTGCGACAAGCTAAGAGGTTTAAATGACCTTTATTGTTGCAGACCGTGTCCAAGAAACTGGAACCGTAGCTACCGGCACTGGCTCAGTTAATCTGGCTGGTGCGGTAAACGGTTATCAGTCTTTTGTTTCTGGTATTGGTAACAACAATACAACGTATTACACAATTTATGATCCTACTGCATTTACATGGGAAGTAGGCATTGGTACAGTTATTGCTGGAACTCCAAATGCTCTACAAAGAACTACAGTTTTATCTAATAGCGCTGGCACACAACCTTCCAAAGTTAGTTTTAGCACATCAGATACTTTAACGGTTTTTGTTACTTATCCTGCTGAACAAGCTATCTACACAGGATCTAATGCCTCATTAAATACGGTAACGGCAACTTCTACTGCATTTCCATTAGCAACTGCTTCATCTGGTGTTTATTCTTATGGCAATATAAATTATTCTGATACGGGTATTTGGGCTTCTTATTCGGCTAACGTTAATAACTATGCTCAAGTTATTTACCAAAATGTTAACAACGGTACAAGTGCTTCTACAGATATTATTGTTAGCTCAAACGGCGGTACAGCTACTACTAACTACGGCGATTTTGGTATTAACAGCTCGTCATTTTCGGCATCAGGAAGCGTATTAAATTCACCCGGAGTAGTTTATTTATATTCACAAAGTACAGACTTAGCACTTGGCACTAATACTTCTAATGCTATTCACTTTGTAATTAACAATTTAGCTACTGATGCGATGACAATTAACGCCGCTAGCTCAGTGGCATTTAACGGGCAGTATGGTAGTTCAGGACAATATTTACAGTCGCAAGGCTCAAGTACTCCTCCTATATGGACTACGATTACAGCGGCTACTACTGACCAAGCGTACTTTTTATCATTTATGATGGGCTAATATGGCAACTTATTTAAATACTTCGTATGGTGTAAAGAACGTAGGTACTGCGGCTTCTACCGTAATTTCTAGCGTTACAGCTGGAACAGTTGCGATTGCTAGCGCCCTTGTATCTAATACGACTTCTTCACCAATTACAACTTCTGTATACATCACTCGTAGCGCAGTAAACTACTATCTCGTATATCAAGCCACGATTCCTGTTGGTGGCTCTTTAGAATGTATTCAAGGTAATAGGGTGGTTATGAATACCTCAGATTCACTTAGTGTGCAAAATAGCGCCGCAAGTTCTGGGGATTGTTGGGTATCAGTCTTAACGGCACAATAATGGCATATATTGGTAACAACTTAACTGTATCTCAGTACACACCAACGATTGCTTACTTCGTAGGTAACGGCACTGCTACATCATTTACTTTACCTAGTGCTGTAGTAAGTTCTGCCCAAGTTTTAGTACACGTTAATAACGTCCCACAAAATCCTCAGTATGCCTTTACTGTATCAGGGACAACCCTAACCTTTACTTCTGCGCCTCCAGCCAATAACACAACGCCTAATAACATTTGGGTTGAATATAATAGCTTACAGACCAACACAATAGCGCCGAGTAATGGAACAGTAGGTGTAGCATCAATTAACCCCGCTAACATGATTTATACTAACGGGCAGACTTTAAATACGAACTACACAGTACCTGCTAGTACTAACGGCATGGTTGCCGGCCCGTTTACCGTAGCAACTGGGTATGTTTTAACTGTATCAACAGGCTCACGCCTTGTGGTAGTTTAAGGATAAATTATGGCTGGCACATTAGTCGCAAATACAATTAATACCGATACAGGTATATATAGCACCAATAATGCTTATAGCGGTATTGCTAAAGCATGGGTAAATTTTGCTGCTGCTGCTGGTGGAGCTACAGTTAATAGCTCTTTCAATGTTTCTTCAGTAACAAGAACTGGTACTGGGCAATATCAAGTAACAATGACTACAGCAATGCCCAATATTTATTATGTAGCCTTGGGAACAACTGGAGTTGCAGCAAACGGATATGATGCAAATAGACTTATTAATATTGATGTTTGGTCTACAAGCATTATCAATATAACTCTTACCTCTGCTTCATCTGGCTCTCCTGGCGACTTTAGCTATGTCGGTGTTGCTGTTTTAAGTTCATAAGGATAAATAATGGCTGGCACGATTGTCGCAGATACACTATCAGACGGAGCAGGTAATACTACTGCGATGGATAATGCCATTTATGGTAGCGCAAAGGCTTGGGTAAATTTTCAGGGTGGCAATGGAAATACAGCAGGAACAATTAATGCTTCATACAATGTAAGCTCAATAACTGTAGTTGCAACTGGGCAATATGTTGTTAATTTTACTAACGCTTTTATTGACACAAATTATGTTGCTGTAATAACAACGGCTGCAGGCAGTTCTGCTTATGGTTTTGGTACATCAGATTATTCACAAACTACGACTCAGTTTAAAAATCTTTTTACATTAACCAATGGTGGTTCAACACAAACAAATAAATCTGTATCAGCAGTATTTTTTAGATAAGGAATAACAATGAGTCAAGTAATCATT